GAATATAACCTCAATGTTAAAGAAGTCGCCGAAGCATGTATGGAGCGAGGTTGGCGCTTCACACCAAGACTCCACATCAGCTTATTCGGAAATGCCTGGGGAACTTAACTTGGAAGAACATGAACGCAAAAGAAAACTTGATAAAGCAATGAAAGCTCCTATTGACGAAGATAGGATTAGAAAGGCAGGCTGGTAATGGATTGGGATAAAATTAAAAAAGCAGTTGGAATACAGCCTAAAAAAGAAGAGGCTGTAAAGACTTCTGAAGAACAAAGACGTGATATTCTAGCAAAAGAAAAAGAAGAAGCAACTAAAGAAGGCAAGCCTTGGGTTGGTGTACTTGATACACAGATCAATCCAGATGATATTAAGAACGGATTCTTTGAGCTCGATTGGAATAACGAATTCATAGAAGAACTTATTGATGCAGGATATCAAGGTGAAAAACCTGAAGATATTGTTGATGCTTGGTTTAAAACTATTGCAATGCAGATATTGGGTGAACAAGGACTTGACACAGCACGTGAAATGGGTTATATTAATGTAGTACCAATAGACAAAGGCAAGAGTTCAGTATCATGAGTACATACATATTAGTAGACACAGCAAATACATTCTTTCGTGCAAGACACGTAGTACGTGGAGATCTTGATACAAAGGTTGGAATGGCATTGCATATTACACTTAACAGTGTTAAGAAAGCATGGAATGACTTTGATGCAGATCATGTTGTGTTTTGTTTAGAAGGTCGTAGCTGGCGCAAAGACTTTTATGAGCCTTACAAGCGTAACAGACAAGAAACTCGCGATGCAATGACTCCTGCACAGCAAGAAGAAGATACTGTGTTTTGGGAAATCTTTGACGAGTTCAAAGACTTTATTGGCACTAAAACAAATTGTACTATGATGCGACATCCTGTGCTTGAGGCAGATGATCTTATTGCTGGCTGGATACAGGCACATCCTAACGATAATCATATTATTATTTCTACCGACGGTGACTTTGCACAACTAATTGCACCTAATGTAAAACAATACAACGGTGTAAGTAACACTATTATTACACACGAAGGTTACTTTGATGATAAGAAACGTCAACCAGTAATTGATAAGAAGACAGGTGAGCCTAAGCCTGCACCCGATCCTGCATTTATGTTGTTTGAGAAGTGTATGCGTGGCGACACAAGTGATAATGTGTTCTCAGCTTATCCAGGTGTACGCAAGAAAGGCACTAAGAACAAAGTAGGCCTTATTGAAGCATTTGCTGACAAAGACACTAAAGGATACAACTGGAATAACATGATGCTACAACGTTGGGTAGATCACAATGGTGAAGAACATCGTGTGCTAGACGATTACAATCGTAATGTTACATTATGTGATTTGTCCGCACAGCCTGGCAACATTCGTAGCATAATTAATGATGTAATAGAAGAACATATGAAGCCAAAAGAAATAAGTCAAGTTGGAATGAGACTTATGAAATTCTGTGCAAAATGGGATATGCAACGTGTATCTGATAATGCCGCACAGTATGCTGAACCATTACAAGCGAGGTATCCTGCATGAATGCAAAAGAAATAGTAAAAAACAAATTTTGGATTGTACAAGAAAACGGAAAAAGTGTTGGTACAATTAGTTTTAATGATGAACAATATATGCTTAGTGATGCAACAGGAAGTAGATTTTTTACAGATACAAACGACCTTGAAAAAACATTAAACAGTCAAGTAAGCTGGCAAAGTTTAGAAATCAAAGAAACTACAACTGTAAATGAAGTGCATAACTATCCTACAAGTTGCACACCTTTTAACAGTTTGTATGATGTAAAAAGACGCTTACCTTTATTCACAAAAAGTGACAAAAGCAAAAGTTTATATTGTGCAGGCTATTACACAATTAAATTTGAAAAAGGCTGGGTTAAATCTTTTTGTCCTAAGCTCATTACACTTGAAAGATATGATTACAAAGGGCCTTTTAAAACTGAATTAGAAATGAGAACGGAGTTATCACGTGTCAACGCAAAATGATCAAGTAAATACTGCTCCTATACAACAGTTTATATCACAAGTCAAAAGTGCAGATGCCGCAAGAGCAAGAGAAGTAAAATTAGATATTCAACAAGCAAAGAATCTTGCATTTACATTAGGTATTGTTATGACAAAACTTAATGGTAACCTTGAAGAAATACTAGCAAAAAAATATAGTAGAGAAGATGAAGTTGTCCAAATAAGTATGGACGGCGGAAATAGTTGGTAAAAAGAGATAAATATATGCGTAGTTAACTAAGGAACGCATATATGAGTAGACCAAAACCAACAGTTCTTTTAGAATATGTAGATAAAAAAACTTATAAAGCCGAACAGGTTTTACAAGCTGAAGCTATTTGGGCAGTGTTCTATGAAAATGCTCCATTTAACTTAAAAAGTTCTAATGTTCTAACAAGTTATCCTGGACCTAAATATAAAAAAACAAGTTTTTCTAATCCAGGACATGCACATAATTTAGCAAGCAAGTTAAACGATCTTTTTAGCACAGATAAATTTACAGTAGTAAAACTAACATCTGGCGAAACTGTTACAGAGCAATGAACTGGAAAGAAACTTATACTAAAGTATTTTTAAAACAAGCAGGCAAAAGTGTAAATGAATTGTCTGTAAAAGAGTACTTGCCGTTATGGTGGCAGAATACACGATCAAAAGATACAGGCGGTCTACGTCTTACAGATACAGGTTATGACTTTATAAAAAATACATTAGATTTACAAACATATCAAATACCTTACCCAATTGATTTTGAGCTTACCACTAATACTTTAATTTGGATGGATAATTTCATCGACTGTCCTTACTACTTAGATCGCAAAGGTATTATCGTAACAAACGAAAAAAAGGCTATGGAATTAAGCCTTTTTAGCGGAGATGTACGTAAATACGGACTACAAAAAGCCTTAACAAGACAGAAAAAAGAATCCAAAAGTGGTTGACCTTTAGACTATACGGTGTTATAGTATATACATACTTAGAAATAAGTTATGGCACTGAAAAATTTAGAAGAGGAATACACAATGGAATCAACTGCACTTCGTACTGTTACTCCTAACGGAGCAAAGAAAAGCATCGCAAGAGCTTTTAAAAAGAAACGTCCTATCTTTTTATGGGGTCCTCCAGGTATTGGTAAATCCGATATCATTCACCAAATTGGTACTTCTATGGAAGCCCTTGTTATAGATATTAGATTATCACTTTGGGAACCAACAGATATTAAAGGTATCCCTTATTATGCGGCAAATGATAATTGTATGATGTGGGCACCGCCGCAAGAACTGCCTACTGCTGAAATGGCTAAGAAACACAAATGGATTATTTTGTTCTTAGACGAAATGAATTCTGCGGCGCCGGCTGTACAGGCTGCCGCTTACCAACTTATTCTAAACCGTAAGGTTGGACAATATGTTCTTCCTGACAACGTACTAATTGTTGCGGCTGGTAACAGAGATGCTGACAAGGGTGTAACATACAGAATGCCTGCTCCGTTGGCTAACCGTTTTGTACACTTAGAGCTTCGTGTTGATTTTGATGATTGGTTTGCATGGGCAGTTGCACCTCAAAACAACATCCACTCAGACGTTGTAGGTTATTTGACTTTTGCAAAGAAAGACTTGTATGACTTTGATCCTAAAAGCCCAAGTCGTTCTTTTGCTACACCGCGTTCTTGGTCATTTGTTTCAGAACTACTTGAAGATGATGACGATGAACAAACCACTACAGATCTTGTAAGTGGTGCAGTAGGCGAAGGCCTTGCTGTAAAATTTATGGCTCACCGAAAGGTTGCGGCTACAATGCCTAACCCAACAGATATTCTTGAGGGTAAGGTAAAAGAGATGAAGACTAAAGAAATCAGTGCCATGTATTCCTTAACTGTCTCACTCTGTTATGAACTGAAGGAATCTTCAGACAAAGGCGATAAAAAGTTCGATGATAAAGTCAATAACTTTTTACGTTTTGCTATGGATAACTTCGATACAGAATTGGTTGTAATGGGTATCAAACTTGCTCTTACACAATATTCGCTTCCGATCGATCCAGATGAAGTGGAATGCTTTGATGAATTCCATGATAGATTCGGCAAGTATATAACAGCCGCCCAGCAGGCGTAGTCATGCAGAGTTGGACGATCTCTCCAAAACGTCCATTTTCTCTTGACTTTACAAGTAAATATTGCTATTATGTATATATAAAC